GTAATAACCCACGTGAACGTCAAAATGGTGGGTTTTTGGCTCCTCCAGGTATTAGACGCAAGAAGATATAAAGATTTGCAACTAGTATAAGTAAGGAAGAAATGGCTGAGTGCAAAATATGTTGTGAAAAGTTTAATCTAAAAAATCATAAAAAGGCTGTCTGCCCTTTTTGTGATTTTGATGTGTGTCGTGAATGTGTTCAGACCAATCTCTTAAATTCGGTAACTGATCCCAAATGCATGAATTGTTCCAGGGGATGGTCAAGGGATGTTCTTGATACCTCGTGCACAAGGGTTTTCAGGGATGGTAAATATAAACAACATCGTGAGAATCTTCTATTAGAACGTGAAAAATGTTTTATGCCAGCTGCAATTGTTGAGGTTGAGAAGATTCGTAAAGTTCAAGGTATTAATAAAATTATAGAAGACTCAAAAGAACACATATATCGTATTTCAAGGACAATTCAAGCTCTTGAACGTGATCGTAATAACATTCAAACAAATAATATTGCAATTGAAAAGCGTGAATTTGTAAGAAAGTGTCCGGTTACCGCGTGCCGAGGATTTCTTTCAACTCGTTGGAAGTGTGAGGTTTGTGAGAATAATATTTGCAAAGAATGCAATGAGATTAACAAAGATGGTCACACGTGTGATCCCGGAAATGTTGAGACTGTCAAACTTCTTAAAAAAGATACCAAACCGTGTCCAGGTTGTGGTGAGATGATCTTCAAAATTAGTGGGTGTTCACAGATGTGGTGTCCATCGTGTCACGTGGCATTTGATTGGAATACCATGCGGATTGAAAAAGGGAGAATTCATAACCCACATTTTTACGAGTTTAATCGTTTAAATAATACCATAGTAAGAGAACCCGGTGATATACCTTGTGGTGGATTACCTAATTCTACCGAGATACAACACAAACTGTGGCCAAGGCCCCATACTGCAGCTGGCGGTCGGAGGTATTTTACGCCACCTGTAGCAACTGATCCGGTTTCTGGTCTAATTTATAAAATTCATCAGTTGGTGGCTCATACACAAGCATATGAACTGGTTCATATTTGGAGAGATGTTCCGAATAATGATAATCTTGGACTTCGTGTTAAATACTTGATGGATGAAATAACTGAAGAACATTTAAAGACGCTGCTTCAGAGACTTGAAAAAACAAGAGAAAAAACTCGTGACATTCGTGATATTTTACAAATGTTCTGTGATGTAATGTCTGATATTTTCAGACAGTTTATGATCAATTCAATTCAATCTGATGATGTTGTAAATACGTACGAAGGTCTTGTAAAGTACACAACTGAGAGTTTTAAAACTATTCATAAACGGTACAACTGCACAACTCCTATTATCAGTGAAAGCTGTCAGCTGATTTCGTGCAATTGGAAGACAGTAAAAAAGGAATCAATTGTATAAAAGTTTTAGTAACATCTTGTTGTTGTTTGTACCAATCTTGTGAATCTTCTTCCGCCGCTTCTAAAATTTCTTGTGCTTTTCTAATGTGAAAAATTGCATCATCAATACAAAAATCAAAAAACTTTTCCCCTTTTTTACGAGATTCTAGGTCTTTAATAACCTCGTTCATTTATTAAAAAAGTATGGTTTTTTTCTTTTATATAAGTAATGAGTACTATATCTACTACAAATGGGTCAAAAAATTCAACATCTCCTTCCCGCACACCGCAACAGTTGATTTCTGGTGACATTACTAAAGTTGCTGGGGCAATGACATCTGATACAAAAGGTGTTTCAGCTTCAATTATTATACCCGAAACAAATGCTCCACCAAGTAAAGCCGCATTAGCAATGGCTGCATCAACAAAAGTTAATTGCACCGGATCGTGGAGTCCATGTAGTCTAATATCTACCACACAGACGTATACAGTTGCAACACCAGCGGCTGCTGGTGGTGCGGCTTGTCCAAATAAAACTGGCGACACTCAAGCTTGTCCAGCATCTGATTATTCTTCTCAAATTCAGGCTTATTTATTGTCAAATATGACAACCAACAACTTTATGATGCTTATTTATATTCTTATTGGTCTCGCGGTTATTAAAGGATTATTTAGCACCATTAGAGACTTTTTTGGCGGTGGTGGTGGTGGTGGGGGTAAAGTCACTGTTATTAGCTAAATGTTTTCTATCATATAGTAATGAGTGTGGAACCTCAAAATTTAGGAACTCAGGGTACATATGCAAGAAGTGGGGAAAGCGCATCTTTATTGGCTACTAGTTCTAATAAATTTGATTACGTCGGAGGTGGAGTGGCAGCTGGGCCAGGTGCTGATATAAGTATAGTACTTTCAAAGGGTCAAGATGCAGGTGGATATTCAGTTAATTCTACAGTTAATTCTACAGTTTATTTAGGAAATGTTAGTAGACAAGATGTAACTCGACAGGCGGATCTAATAAATCCAATAACTGGTATACTGTATTCAAAAGAGTTGAATGCCATTAATGTGCCTACTTTAAACCCAGATAAATTAGACTGTAAAGGCACATGGAGCACATGTGACTTTACAACCGGTCTTCAAACGTATAGTGTTTCTATATTGCCAAATTCTCTGGGTGAACAATGTAAGTATAATACTGGCGATGTTCAATTTTGTTCAGTTAGTTTTTTTAATAAAATTGTGTCGTGGATTGTAAAAAAAATGACAACTAAAAATTTATTATCTCTTGTATTTATTGTACTTGTACTTTGGATTTTTATTTCATCCGCTTTTTTATTAAGGGATCTTTATGGATCCGGATCTAGATAGTCGGAATAAATTCCCAATGAAGTTCTTTACAAATAAGTTTCCAAATAATATCTTGTTGATATAATTTTTCTTTTGATTTTAATAAAGGAAAGCATTGAAGAAATTTATCTTCTCCCAATAATTCACAAAATTTATATAATACATAAGAATAGCTTAAAAAGTTTTTACGATCCGGAGGACAGTGCTTATCAAATGGTTCTTGAATTTCTTTAAACATTATTCGTAATCTGGCTTCAAGTGATGAAGTTAATTTTGGTGGTTCAATACCATTCAAACTATTTGCAATATAAGGAACGTGTTCATAATATTTATTGAGTCTAAGTTTTTTTAATAATGTTCTAACTTTTGCATGAGTAATTTCATTAAGTTTTTTAATCTTCATTTTTTTGAACTCGGTTCTAAGTTGTTGAATAACTTCTGGCGGTATGCTTGTTGTTTCTTGCGCTTGAAACTGTGATATCCATTCATTAAAATGATTTTCTCTCTTGTAAGAGTAACTTATAATCTTTTCAGAAGTTTCTTGTTCTTCTTTATATGTGAGTTCTTCTCCTAAAAGAAATTCAGCCACTCCACATTGTGAACAAACTTGTTCGCTTGCTCCGTGATTAAAATATACTTTTGGTGATTTACAATTTTTACAATGTGATGATGTATTATCTTTTTTCCTTTCAAGATTTTGTCCCTCTACATTGTTAAGATATGTATCAAAAATTTCCTTTCTTTGTAATCCCTTCTTTATCTTTACATTTAGTACATTTTTAACATTTACAACTTTTTCTTCCGGTTTTTCAATATATTCCTTTATAAATGGAATGCAGTCAATCATATATTCACACATTTCTTGTTCGTGTTTTGCTCTATTTACTAGGTCAGTCTCCATAAGTTTTTCGTATTTAAGTATGTTGTTTTCATACCGACTTAAAAAATTACCTTCCATTACTTAATGAAGAATTTATTTGTTTAAATGTCATCACTTTTAGTAGCTAGATAAAATTTTAGCTCTCCTAGGTTAGCTACATTGTATTTTAAAATTAGAAACCTATTTTGTTCTTCTTGTAAAATCTGAACAGTAGAACACATACCAGTTGCTTTTGTAAAAATATTGAGATACTTTAGTGAATATGTTCCGCTTAGTCGGAGTCCCTCTTTACATGTGTCATCATTGCACTCAATGATTGTTTCTTGATTTGCAAAATCACCTTCGCACTTTACAGTGAATTGTTTATTTATCCTACAAATATTAACATCATTCGCAACATTATTCATATCTCTACACATTCTCTGAAAATCTATAGATTGCATAGTTGTTATAACAGAGACGTCAATTTCGGGAAGTTCAATTTGATCTTCATTAATATCTAAAAGTTTCAATTGAAATTTGGTCACAGTCTTTTTGCTTTCATTCTGAATAGAAATGTCAATAAATTCTTTTGAAGTTATTGACATTGTTATGACGTCATTGTTTGTAATTGTTTTAAGAAGTTTAAATGTGTTTGCTATATTTACTCCAGCAACTATATCATCATCACAAACGTACTCTTCAAAATTTTCAGCTCGTAAAAACATATCAATAAGAGCAGACCTTGCGGTATCTAATGTAATGATCTGAATACCATCCTTTCTAAAATATATATTCACATCATTCAGAATATCTTTCAGAACTTCAAACACAGCTTTAAAAGCTACTGATTGAACACTGATAAACTTCATTTTATAAAAAGCGTTTTATTTCTTTATTGTATTTTGATATGCATCACTGACGCTTTGATTAATTCTGGCTTCAAGTTCAGGTGTCATCCCTGGCTGAAGTGATTGGCCATACATTGATAGTTCAAACATGCCCCCCTCTTCTTCAGTCCCATCCAGACACGCTAGATTTCCACCCCATCCACCGAGTTGGCACGCTGATAATTCAGAAGGTGGTAATAATGAAATCAACCAGGCTTTGATTTCATTACCAACTAACATTTTACCATTTTGTGTTAGCATAGTTGGAACCCTGGTAATTTTACCCCTATGTTGATTTGGTATACCCATTGCAGATACATCGTGAAATCTTACAATTTGTAAAAGTTGGGGCTTCTCATCTATAAACTTTTTTATATCAACAGAGTGATTACATTTTGGGCTGTATAACAACAAAGCCATTTAACTATTACTTGTGTTTTGTTAAAAATAAATTAACGCATATAAGTAAATGATAACAGTGGTACTTTTATTGTCTGTGATAGGAATACTCATATGGTATTTGTTTAAACGAGAAGGGTACGCTGAGTATCCTGGTAATCAATTGCCATATGATCCTTCTTCCGACCCATTCAAGTATAGCGGATTTGGTGATGTTGGATACATAGGTCCTGATCCTGTTGATATCAGGATAATTGTTGTCAAAAATTATTTAAGTCAAATACGATCAAATGTTCAATTTATTCGTGTTGATAATATTTCTACTGCGGGTAATAAATCTGATTGTAAATTTGTATTCACTGATGACTCTGTAACTCCTTACGGATATCAAGTTCAGGCGGGGTTGGATATATCTAAAATTGTGCCAGTTATTCTTACTTTAAATATTTTTGCGGCACCCATTGATATTACAAACGGTCTTGCATCTATTAAATTTACACAAGGACTTATTCAAAAACCCAGCACGGAAAAACTTATTGCTGACGCTGTTCAGAAAGTAATTCTAGATAGGGATGGTCTAGATGTTAAGTTTGTAAGTACACAAAGTTTGAATAACAAGGGAAATGTTTTTGCAGCTACAATGACTTTTTTAGATGTTTCTGATTTTCCTGTTGGTATGCAAGTTAGGGCGATGGTTGATATTTCATCGTGTCCGCCAAATGTATTAGACTTGGCGTATGCAGAAGGCGCCATTCCATCAAATAATGCAGGGGGTCCAATCAATACCGCCATTGTTTATGATGGGATAACGCCTTTTACAGGTAGCAAGAGTGATCCATATTTTAAATTTGTTACATATGATTCAATTCAGAAAGCGGCAGCTCCGGATTTAATTCCACTAAAATCCTACAAGTTTCAGGTTCCCTTACAAAGTTCATCCTAAAGTGGAATTGTCGGCTCTGCAAACGCGGTTTGAAACTTTTTTTAATCTCTACCAAAATGGTAAATGTTGATGAATGATATTTTAAAAATAGAAAAGAAGAGAAATAATATAAGAAAAGAAATTTATCAAAAACTATTTGAGCAGTTTACAAGAAAAATTAAAAATGCGGTTGAATTAAATCAAAAACAAGTATTTTTACAAGTTCCTGCGTTTTTATTTGGATTTCCCACGTTTGATCGCACCAAAGCCACCGACTATTTACAGCGTCAATTAGAACGTTCTGAATTTGATGTTACTAGAATGGAAAAATTTGATTTATATGTGTCTTGGTATAAATCAAAGCCTCAAAAAGATAACACAGAACCAGAACTTCCAAATTTAGCAAATCTTCGTAAACTTGCTGTGAAATATGGCAGCGCGCCACATTATCGTTAACTTTTTCACACAACACTATATAAAAATGGAACTCAATGTACTTGTCGAAGCAAAGAAAGAATATCTTAATCAGCTTTGTATGATGATGTGTCCTTTTATAATTGAAGCATTTTCAGATATGTATAGCGAGTCCATTAAATTATGCAAAGGAAGGCGGGTTCTTCTTCAGTATCAGACTCTTTTAAAACTTGTTCCAGAGTGGAATGATAGTATAATTAAAAATCACACTGATAAGCATCTTAATTCGTGTAGTTGGTTTAGTGATTTACTGGCCGCCGTGTTTGTTAGTTTTGTTAAAATCTTATCATCAGTCCGTTTGAAAACTGAAAACAAGAAGATTTCTATAAAACTTCCATCGAATGAAATCTTTGTGCATTTGTGTTATGTCAATGTGGCCAAGGATCTATACAAGGATCCATACATATATAATGATGAGATGAGCATATATGAACGCGATGATAAACTAAATCATAGAATTACATTAGCAATTGAAGCAACCATTAAAGAGTTAATTCCTGTTGAGCAAATTCTTAAAACTTACATGTCACAGGATACTTCAAATATTGATATTAACGGAGATGTCGAAGAGACTGAAGTCACAGATGATGAAGAACCAGAGCCTATTGTAGATGAAATTGTCCCGGCGACTGAACCAAAGCCGATTGATGTTGATTCGGAAATTGAACCAAGTTCGGTCGGACCTGATATGGTGGACAATCAGGATACAGAAGAGAGAAAGGAAATAAAAGTACCGGCGCCGCCACCAGATGTATCTGAAAATTTATTTGATGATGCAATTGATGAAGAAAAGAAACCTTGAGTAATTATAATGAACGTAGAAGATTTAATACGTGATCCAGGAGGAGCAGCAGTAATGGCAGCTGGTGCAACTGCAATATACATTCACTTTAAAGCCAAGCTCAATAATGAACCTTTACCAACCACAAGTCAGTATGTTAAACCAGCTGTTCTTGTGGCTATATTAGTCTACGTCATAACCATGTATGGAATGGGACAGAAAGAAAAAATATCTGTTGAACCATTTTAAATTAAAGATTACATAAGTTATATATAAAAATGGCAACGTCTATGAAGGCATTTAATGATATGTTAGAACAGTTTGTAAAGGAACTTATTGAGACCTTCCCAGAAGAGAAATGTCTCAAAAAGTATGCTATAAAAATTGATATGCTTAGGAATAGCAATCCACGAAAATGTGTAAACAAGTTTATGAAGAAGATCAAGCCCTATGCAGAATTCATTATGAAGAAGGATGATTCATTTTTTACCAATGTTCCAGAGGGTCAGGAGATTCCTTTTTCAGAAGAGTTCAATCTTCAAGAAAATTGGACACCTGAATTATCCCAGAAGACAAAGGATGCAATTTGGCAATATCTTCAGACCCTATACATGTTGGGTACAACAATTATTTCAATTCCACCAGAAACCATGAATATGATTGAAGTTATTGCCAAGCAGTGTGCCGATAAGATGGGTACAATGTCATCCAGCGGTCAAATTGATGAAAAAGCCCTTATGGCAAGTTTATCAGGAATGTCCGGCCTTTTTGGAAACCTCCTAAACAAAAACTAATCTATTAGTATAGAAATGGAAAGCACTAACGTGTGGTTTGATGATCCATTGGAACTTTTTAAAACTACTAAAATTGCTCAATTTTGGCCAACAATGACACAAAGTCCAGCTGATCGTATTAATGCCACAACCCGATTCATTATATATGGAACGTGTATAGTATATTTAATTAAACGTGATGTACGTGTTTTTATATTGGCTGCTATGATTTTGGCAGTCATATTTTTCCTATATAAAGGAGGGTTTGTAAAATCATCAGCGTATACTCTTCCGGTTGAATTTGTTGATCAGGCTTATGCAAATGTTTGTGAACGACCCACATATGACAATCCAATGGGAAATGTTCTTCTTTCAGATTACACAACTCACCCAAACCGCGCACCTGCTTGTGATTACAATACAGTTAAACCAATTGTTTCAAAATTACTTGATCAGACTATTCCATACGATTGTGGGCGATCTCGGTGCCCAGACCCAGATGTTCAACAAAGGGCTGCCGGCCGACAATGGGTAACTCTTCCACCAACCACAATTCCAGGTGATCAGACTGGATTTGCTGAATGGTGTTATGGAGCAAAATTTTCACCTCTTTGCCGGGATGATCCATCAATGTGTAACCCAAATATGAGGGGTGTTCAATTAGAATCAATGGCTGGTCTTGATATGTCTGGTGCTCCTCGTAATCCCGGAAGATAATTTCCTTATAGTATTATAAATGGCATATCAGCTTCAGCCAGGCCTCACACTTGTTGATCCCGGAACAATACCAAAACCATGCGCAAGCGATTTTGTTTTTGAATACCCAGTTCCATCAGAACTCAAATATTGCTGCCGTCCAAATACTATGATTTACGGAACTGCCCCCTATATGGCTGGTAAAGGTGCACCAAATGATTTGGTAATGATTGATGATGCACTTCGTCCCCAAGCCACTACTCAATTTCGTAAAACATATGTTGAAACTTTCAAGGATAAGACATTTCCTTGGCAAGAAATGAAATGTGCTGGTCCAGTGAGAACAATGAAATTTGATCCAACCAGCTCACGCGCTGACAGACAAAATATAATGTTTATGGATCGCTACGGAAGACGATAAAATAAAATATCACTGATTTATAGAGGAATGGCTGAACCATTATCAATTGTAGCAGTACTTGGACTTGCCTTTATAGCTAAAAAACTGAGCGAAACGAAACCAGAACTTCCTCAGGAAAATAACATTCAACAAAAACAAATTCATAATCCAGTTTCTCCAATGAATGACACAAGTTTGGTACCCGCCAACGCAATTATGAGTTTTGCAGATCTTATGAAGAATAAAAAGGAAAGATATGTTGCCCCCGCCCAAGGAAATTTTGGAGATATTTCACCAAACACAACTTTTGCGTTAGGAATGCCTGATCCAACTCAAAATTTCAAAGATAGAATGTTTATATCAAATCAGCAAAACAACGTTTCACCAAGTGATAAAATTATGGTTGGTCCAGGTCTTGGAGTTGGCCCCGATGTTCCAGCTATCGGTGGGTATCAACAAGTGTACCGCGTTCTTCCCAATAACGTAGGAGGTTACAAATTAACACAACTCCCCGGAAGATCTGGTCCGATGAATGGAACTGCTCTAGCGGGTGGGGTGGCTCCAGTATGGGGAAATGAGGTCTGGGGTAAAGTTGCTCATAACAGGCCAGAAAAGACTGCATTTTTACCAATTAGATATCCAGATATGAAAACACGAGCACAAGGTCAGGGTGACGCAGTTAGCGCCCCGACCCAACATCAGTCTTATGAAAAAACAAAACGCCAGACAAATCGCGCAGAAACTTCTCAGAGAACAGATGGGCTTCAATATGCACCAGCCAAGCGTTTTGTTCCAGCTGGGGAACTCAATCAAGATCCAACCAGAAACAAGACGGATGTCACAGAGGCTCAGTTTTATCACGTTGACAATATGGCTCCAGGGATTTCAAGCTTTATTGGTGCATATGACACTACTTCAAATGATATCCGACCTGATGACAAACGCGGAAATAAGGGTAGAATGGGACCAGCTGGTGGAATGAATGTGATGCTTGGTAATCCCGGTAAGATAACCGCAGTCCGGCAAAGCACGTGCCCTCAGCCAATTATGGCCCGTGGTCCAACTCAATCAGCCGGTCAACAATATGTACCACTTGGATATCAGGAGAATAATGTAAATAAAGGAAATCACAATCCATATGCCGCTAATAGAAGTCTAAACATTGCCAAGACACAGCTTGACAAAAATCCTTTGGCGCATAGTATTTCTAATTAAAAAAGATCTCTAATTGTTAATGGGTTTAACAGTTGTAGATGTAGATTCTGGAGAACGTGATATAACAACGTACCCTTTACCAAATGATTACACAGTCAAGATGAACTTGCCGCTTTATCGCGTGTCTAAAGTCCGACTGTTAACAGCCCGTTTGGTAAATTGTCAACAAATGATAAATACGGGAAATAAGCAGTTTGAAGTTGACGCAGATTCAATTATTCTTACAGAAGGAACATACTCAAATGGAACGACACTTGCGGTTGGTCTACAGGCGGCTCTTGCAAATACAAATGTTTCAAGTGTTTCATTTAATACATTTACAAATAAACTAACGTATTCAAATATTGGAATTGGAAATAACTTTTCATTCAACTTTTTCACAGGTTCAAATGGATATTCAACTTCATCTATGAATGGACCACCTGCAAATATTATGGGATTTAATGGTCTAGATGTAAGTTCCTCAAATGGAATTATAACATCAGATGTAATAGATCTATCAGGTCCTACATCTATATTTATCCGTTTAACATGTAACGGAGAAGACCTGATTCAATCTTCCTATATTGATGGGGGAACGTTTAGTTTTGGAAATACTATATATGATGTGACATCAACTTCTCAAATTGTACCGACGTACATGGGAAGAATTGTGCTAAATACAATTGGAACAGTTGTACCGTACACACCGATGGATTACTTGATTGAATATAATACCCCACCTGATCTAAACATAACCAATATCCGAATAAGAATGTATTGGAACAATGGAACAAAATTAATACCATATGATTTTGGCGTAACAAATCATATGCTAAAATTTGAGTTTTCTTGCGAAACTGATAGATTTATGAAGATTTATCCATATAACGAAGTTGATGAACTTCCTGAACCAATGAAAGAACCAGAAGTATCAAATAATAATAATATGATTTATATTATTGTATTTATAGTTCTTTTCCTGGGGTTTCTAATGCTTATCGGGTAACTGCATACATTGGCTGCTGGGGTGTCATAATACGTTTGGAAAGCAGAGACAATACAAAGTAAACAAAGATGGACATCAGAGTTGTGGCCAGAGCAGTCATTAAGAAGTATGATCCACTGGTCTTTGGTGTGTTAATGACCTGAGAAATTACCCAACGAACGGCATCCATCCATGCAATTGCTGATGCAAAACTAAAACCGGCAACGATGGCATTAAGGGATTGTGTTTCAAGCTGAATAGCACCAACAGATAAAGCGTTCATTTTAATAGTAGTGTAGAAAATTTTATTCAGGAATCAAGTCTTCTTCAATTAAAATTGTTGAATAAATTTTTTTTATTGGAATTTTCATTTTATAATACCCTTTGGGTATCAACTTTGGATCTTCTTCACTTTCATAACCGCCCTCATCATCATCCTCGGATGAACCACTTGACGATTCTATTGTACTCCATATAGCCAAGTCTTTGTTACCATTGTATGGTTCCATTATACACTTGCATCACTTTTTTCAATTGCATTTTTCAACATTTCTTCTGCTGGTGATTGAGGCTCCCAATCTTTCCATGTGTCATAGGCTTTGTTTATGTTGACTAAAAGTTCTTCTGAACCTTCATATCTAGTAAACTCTTCTTCATTAACTTCCTGTTCCTGATCAGAATCGGTTTCCCACACTGATCCCTCATCATCACTATCACTAGGATTTTCGTAAATTTCGGGAAATAAACTTCCTATGTGCTTTCCTACTAGATTCATAGCACAATATTTCATACTATATGAAACGTCCATTGCAGTCACACAATCACGTCCGCAACCTTTTGCATAATGAGCTCCCATAACAACTGATGCTTCCATAACTGGTTTCATAAGATCAATAGCAGTTTTGATAATATCGGAATCCATCTTTTATTAAAAGAAGTTGTTATCTATAAATAACACTCCAGCGAGACCTTTGTGAATTCTTAGTATGTTAAAGTTCCTTGCGTAGACCCGAACTTCAACATCTTCTGATTGAGCATTTATAGTAACATTTAACAACTTGTTTATGATTCTACTCATATTGGTTTGTCCTGATGGTTCTGCATTTTCTGGAAATAATGAAAAACTATATGAATAGATATAACGGGTTGGTGATCTTGTATGAAAGCTGAGAGGTTGTGCACGTCTCAAATACAAGTAATTTGCAATATCTGACATTATTCTGGTTTCATTGTTAAACTCAAGATTGATGTTGACAAGAATATCGTTTCCAGAAACATTTGAAAAGTTAAACAAGTCATTATTATTAACTGCTGTTGCAGTTTGAATAACAATATAAAGTTCTCGTACCGGATTTATAAAAGTAAGTTGCATTTGTGTAAATGTTTCACCAGCTGGTATGGTTTGTTTATTTTGTTGAAGTTGAGTGATTGCATAATCAAGCTGATTATTTTTGATATAATTGACTTCGGCGGGGGCTAAAAATATAAACTCAACTGGAAGTGACATTGAAAGTATACTGGCCACTGCATCACCCGGTGTATTACCTGGCGCATACATTGATGGAACAATTAACTGAGAAAGTGGTCTCAATTGTATTCTAATCTGAACTTCTTGATATGTTATTGCAGATAACGGAATTGCCATGCTGTCGGTTCTGTAAAAATAGAATGGCAATGGAATAAGATACATTGATGTTTGTGGTCCTCCTGTATTACTTGTAAGGGAATTCAGATTGTAATTTGTTCCAACAAGAGCAGCCATTGCAGCTTGTTGTGAATCACTAATCCACATATCAGAATACATTTCCATATATTCGCCATTGATCCTCTGAACAGTCTGTCCACCAATAAGCAAGTCGGCGTATTCAATAAGAGCATTTCCTATTGAATCAGTGTATCCAATAACATTACTAGTTAGATTTGAAAAACACGATGCACTTTGAACATTTGATAAAAGAACTCGTAGATACATTGTTCTAATCATATCCCCCATTCTTGGAATAGTACAAACTATTTGAGATCCAAAACTAAGAGACCCATCAATTGGTGTGTCCCTAACTTCCAATGCAAATTTTGTATGTTGTTTATAAACTCTTTGAAAATATGTAAACTGTGGATCACCAGTCAGGAAGGTATCCTGGATACCAACATAGGCAACACTGACACGGCCACTAGCCATTACTACTATCTTGCGAGAAATTTCAAAGACTAAAATTCCGAGTAATACTAGTAATAAATGAATCTTTCATTACGAAAGTTTAAACCAGAAAATATGCCTGATGATAAGGTATGCGTGTTTATAGGAAAAAGAGGTACTGGTAAAAGTGTTCTCGTGACTGACATTATGTATCACAAGAGACACATTCCATCTGGTATTGTAATGTCGGCAACCGAAGAAGGGAATCATCACTATAAAACATTTGTTCCAGACTTGTTCATATATTCAGATTATGACAAGGATGCAATTGAACGAGTTTTGGATAGACAAAAACAACAACTTTCTGTTCGCGAAACAATTCCTTCAGCATTCATACTTTTAGATGATTGTATGTATGACCGTAAATTTATGAAGGATGTTTGTATAAGACAATGTTTTATGAATGGCAGACATTGGAAACTATTCTTTATGTTGACAATGCAGTACTGTATGGATTTATCTCCAGATCTCAGAGCAAATGTTGACTATATATTTATTCTTCGTGAAAATGTTATTCAAAATCGTGAAAAACTTTATAAATCATTTTTTGGAATTTTTCCAACGTTCGACATGTTCAATCAGGTGATGACTTCCTGCACTGAAAACTACGAGTGTTTGGTTCTTGACAACACATCTAAAAGCAATAAAATTCAAGATTGTGTTTTTTGGTACAAAGCTTCTATGCGCAAAAATTTTAGAATTGGATCACCAGAAATGTGGGCCTATCATAAAAAACATTATAATCCTAAACATCTGGTTGAAGGAGCCAAGGGAAATGATCCCAATAAAGCTAAAAAAAGAGAAACTGTAAAAATTGTTAAGAAAGGTTAACGGACCACGTGGTATTTATGTTTTGGTGGCCTAGCACCTGCACTCTTAACTAACCTGGCCCTAGCCTGAGCCCCCTTTCCAAAAACCTTGTTATTTTCGTTTTTAAATACAGTTGGTTTAAAAGTAGCCTTTCTCTGCATAGCCGCCGATGCAGCATCTATGATCAGCTGATTATTATACGTACCAGGTTTTGCAGTGAGTACGGCGTTTGTTGAAATTTCCTCAAATACCCTAGCCTTTCCAGGCACGGCCATTCGCGTGGTACCAGTACTAACCGTATAAGCTGCGAGTTTGTTACCAGCTATTGGTCTTTTTCCAAACAAGGCTTTCATCCTATTCATCATTGTTTTCTTTGTTTTTTTATTAAGCATAACCATACCTTGATGAGCTGGATATGATCTGGTTCCAACCATGTTATAGTTTCTATTTGCAACTGTAGATTGCATGTATGGCACAAGTGCTTTACTGTTAAGTGTGTGACCACTTGCAGCTTGGTAACTAGTGGGCTTGTACCCAGTTCCACGAGCGGCACTCAGGGCTAATGTAGCGACAACTGCGCGAGCCAAACTTTTTGGAAATGTAAAAGCGCGGCCGGATGGAGCGCTTTTTGGACGATACCTAGAAGAGGATCTTGGAGATGTCATCTGAACATTTTTCCAATTTTTAAAATTGACTGCTTGCCAATTATACACGGCTCTTTTTTTTTGTGACATTTTCTTAATAGTATTGGGACTTGGCATTATTACTTATAACTTAGAAAAAAATCATTTAATTTATGAAGCCACTCCCACGGCATTGTTTTTGAAAAATCAAGTTCGCCATCAATTTCAATAACATTTGGTAAAAAACGTAACCATTTATCGTGATAATATTGACAATCTGCAACATAAGATGGCGGTATATTTTCACCTTGTCTATTTCTACTTTTAATCCGATTGAAACACGTGAGATGAGAAGTCTTGAGATATATAATACCGTCAACTTTTAGAT